CACGGCATTCGCCAACAACACGATGAAGAAGTCCTACATTGAGAACTTGGGTGAGCTTCTGGATGTGTTCTCGAAGCCCGCTGAATCCTTTAGCACCGTTGGGAGTAACATACTTGGAGGGTTTGTTCCGAACGGACTGAACTGGTCCCAGAACGTCTTCCAAGAAGAACCCGCTATCTTGGAAGCTCGCGGTTTCGTGGACAAGATGCGAAAGCGTCTCCCCGAGAGTATGCGCCCCGGTGGAAAGATAATGCCGCGTCGTAACGCCTTTGGCGAAATAATCCGAAAAAGCAAGAACACCACGGGGGACCTACGCAAAGAGCCCAGTGCCCTCCTCAAAGGGATGTGGCCTATCTTTTCTTCGGACGTGTCCAATGACATGGTTGATATGGAGATTGAGCACCAAGCGGTCGGGCGTCAACCTATGGGACATGGTCGTAACATTGGTGTGAACCGCGTCAACTATAAGAGCTACAGGAATGACAAGGACCAAACCGCCTTTGACCGCATGCAGGAGCTTTCGGGGACTATGAAGTTGGGGCCTTCTCAGCGCACGCTTCGTCAAGCCCTACGAAAGACAATCGAGTCGAACGCCTACCAGAACCTCCCTCCAGTGACTGAGAGCAACAGACATAAAGACCACCCAAGGTCCAAAGCGCTCACCAAGGTAATCAACGCCTACAGAGCGGAAGCTCGCCGACAGACCACGGGGGAATTCAAACAACTCAAAGCTGACTTAGTTCAACTACTTAGATAACAAATACCATGCCTAAATCATATACAGCAATAACCCTCGGAAACCTGTCTGGCGCGAATGGCCGGATGCAAACAACTTTTGGTCCATTCGATTTTGAATATCTCAACACTGGAGACCTCGGCTTCGCTGTTAAGGTAGGCAGTGTATGGGAGACCAGCACCGTGGCTAGCGTTGACACCGCCGCCAAGACCTTGACTCTCTCAGCGACTCCTTACGCCGAACATACCGCGCTGAATGGCGCTGAGGCGCGTGTCTTCCGTTCAACCACCCTCAGCCCTATCGTTGACTTCCAGTCTGGCTCTCGTATCTCCGAGGCGGACTTGGACAGCGCCTACAAGCAGGGGTTGTTTGCGGCGCAGGAAGCGACCGAGGACGCACCGGGCAGCGCATCGAGGACAGTCCAAACTACCGACGATATTCAAGACTCCGCAATCAACGCCGCTAAGCTAGCTACTAACTCGGTTGAGACCCTCAAAATCAAAGACGGCGACGTGGTTGCCTCTAAGCTGGCGTCCACGCTGGACCTCAGCGGTAAGACGCTCACCATACCCGACGCATCGGTCACGTCGGCGGCTGTCCTCGCCCACATCACAGCCGTCAAAGCGGGTATTAACATTTCGTCATCCATGGTGGGAACACTCCCGGTCGCCAATGGAGGCACAGGTTTAACCGTGGACTATGCTCCGGGTCAGATTCTTGAACAGTTCCTTCTTCCTTGTGATGGGATTGAATACACTGCAAAAAGCGGCGCTTATACTCCCTCAGCGGTCACGGCGGGACAAGACCTAACAACCACTTACGGTGACATAACCGGGTCTTCGATTACATATACGCCCCCAGCGGGAACAAAGCTTATTATTTATAAGTTTGTCATGTCTCCGACCGCCGTCGGTTCGGGAATAGGATTCTATAAGGTCGTCTTGGGAGGAGTTGACGTTACTGACTCAAGACAGACTATAGGCGACGACGCTGGATACGGCAACGGACGTCGCGCAATTGAATGGTCCTTTGCTATTGGAGGCACGGCAAACGCCGCCACCGGAAGACTCAATGCGTTTTCTGACTGGAGCAGCGGTCTTGTCATAAAAGTGCAAGGAAAGGAATATGGAAGCGGTCAAGACGCCGCAGTCCACGGGACTTATTACGAAGATGACGCAACGGTAGGTAATATGTTCTCCCGCCCTCTAATCGGAATCACAGCCATCGGATAAGCCATGACCTCCACCCATACCCCCGCAATCGTAGGCGTCGTAGGCATGCTAGGAACCCTCACGTTAGCCGACATCAACTCTTTGGTTGGCGTCGGAGTAGGTTCGTTGAGCCTGTTGTATCTAACCATTAGAATTGTTAAAGAATGCCGAACCAAGTAGATAACCAAGAAGAGAAACTCAAATCCCTCCAAGGGATGCTTATTGATGAGTTTATTAACCGCATCTCCTCAGGAGAGGCATCCCCAAGCGACCTCAACGCTGCTAGGCAGTTACTCAAAGACAACGGCATCCACGCCGGACTGTCCAAAGGTAACCCTATGGAACAACTAGTTGACATCCTACCCTTTGAATCTGCATCCTATGGCTAGAAACTACCGAAAAGAATATGACACCTACCACAAATCGGAGCGCCAGAAGAAGCGCCGTGCGGGTCGCAACAAGGCTCGCAGCATTGTCATCAAGAAGAAGGGCAAGAAGGCTGTCGCGGGTAAGGACGTCCACCACGCAGACCGTAACACCAACAACAACGGCTTGAGTAACCTGAAGATTCAGAGTAAAAAGCAGAACCGAGGCAACAACAAGTAGACGTGGAGATACCAGACAAACTCAAGGACTTTAGGAACTTCCTCTATGTTGTCTGGAAGCATCTAAACCTACCCAACCCCACCCCTATTCAGTATGAAATCGCAGACTATATGCAGAGCGGAGATAGAAGAGCTATTATCGAAGGCTTTAGGGGAGTCGGTAAGAGTTGGATTTGCTCTGCATACGTTGTGCATCAACTCCTCCTCGACCCCAGCAAAAACATACTTGTCGTCTCTGCTTCAAAAACAAGAGCAGACGACTTCAGCACTTTTACGCTTAGACTCATCCATGAACTCCCTATTCTCGCTCATCTCAGACCAACCGACAAACAACGATTTTCCAAAATCTCCTTCGACGTTGGACCAGCCCCCGCCGCCCATGCACCCTCCGTCAAATCCTTGGGGGTCACGTCTCAACTGACGGGCTCACGGGCTGACATCATTGTGGCTGACGACATTGAGGTTGTTGGCAACAGCGCTACCCAAGGGATGCGCGACAAGCTCGGAGAGCAAGTCAAGGAGTTCGACGCCATCATCAAACCCGGCGACGCATCAAGAGTTCTCTTTCTGGGAACCCCTCAGTGCGAGGACACCATCTACAATAAGCTCACTGAGCGGGGATACAGCAAGCGCATCTGGACCGCCAAGCACGTCACCAGTGCTACGAACAACACCTCCTATGACGGGACCGTAAGCGACTTCTGTGTGAACGACGAGCAAGAGGGGTCCTCCACGGAGCCCCTTAGGTTCTCAGACATCGACCTAGCGGAGCGGGAGGCGTCCTATGGGCGCACCGGGTTCTCCATGCAGTTCATGCTGGATACCCGCCTCAGCGACGTAGACAGATACCCCCTGAAGACCAGCGACCTCGTGGTGATGTCTGTGGACGACACAGTGGCCCCTGAGAAGCTCGTCTGGGCCCGTGACCCCAAATTGGAGTGGGACTCCTCTGTGCCCAACGTGGGGCTCTCTGGGGACCGCTTCTACAGACCCATGCAAACCCTCGGGGACTACATCCCCTACACAGGCGCTGTGATGTCCATTGACCCCTCCGGTCGAGGAAAGGATGAGACTGCCTTCAGCGTCGTCAAGATGCTCAACGGCTACCTCTACGTCCCTGACGGCGGAGGGATGCAGGGCGGCTACGGCGAGGACACCCTCAAGGCACTCGCCATCAAAGCCAAGCAGCACAAGGTGAACGCCATCGTGGTGGAGAGCAACTTCGGAGATGGTATGTTTGTGGAGTTGTTCAAACCCATACTGACCAAGATTCACCCCTGCACCGTCGAAGAGGTCAGGCACAACACCCAGAAGGAACGCCGAATCATCGACACCCTTGAGCCAGTGATGAACCAGCACAAGCTGGTCATCGACCCTAAGGTCATCAAGGACGACTACGAGAGCGCACAGCGCTACCCCAACGACTCACAACTCAAATATCAACTCATATACCAACTCTCAAGGCTCACCGCCCAGCGCGGAGCCATCACCCACGATGACCGCCTAGACGCCCTCAGCATGGCTGTGGCTTACTGGACAGAACAAATGGCCCAAGACGCCGACAGGCGCATGGGGGACCGCAAGCAGGACCTACTCAAAGAGGAACTAGACAAATTTATGAACAACTTCAACAAAAGCGGGAACTCTTGGTTATGAAAAACAACGTCTCCTCCATCAAAGTCGCGGGCCTAGACATCCCCTTGAATGTTGTTGCGTCCTTCCCTGACGGGAGACTAGGCGAATACGATGGCAACAAGAGGGAAATCAGTCTGAGTCAGGAATGCCTGAGCAACATGAAGCTCTTTCAGGCAACACTAATCCATGAGGTGGTGCATTGTGCGTTGGACCTCAGTGGAGCCAACTACGGGATGTCCGAAAAGACTGAGGAACAGGTGGTTACAGCGGTGGAAGCACTGGCTGTCCCTGCTGTGAGACTCATCGACGACGTTTTTAAACAACACCTCCCTTAAGGTAGGGTATATATGGACGCCGGGAGGACCCCCTGAGATACACTCAGGGTTGACTGAAGACTAAGAACAACATCTATAACCTATGACTGATGTGGAATGTGAGTCTTAGTGGTATTGGACATTAAGGAACCACCGACAGCACACTCATAGTGTCACCCAGAGCGCCTCTGTCAAACACAAAACGCGAAAAACGCTCTCTCTTCACTAATTTAACTAAATGGGCAAATAAGGGGTTGACCTTGTGTCCCCCATCTGTATCTTTTACGCGTGTGTTGTGTGTAAAGCCTTCCCGGCACTGAGCAATTGGCGCTGGGAGGGCACTCACACAAAGGGGGTTCGAGGTTTTGATACAAAAATCTGAGGGGGTAGCGTTATACGCTGGCTCCGCCAAAGACCCCCTAGGCCCCCTGCTGCACAGACAGGACAGTGAAAGACTCGCCCGCCGCGTCCACGCCACCACGCACTATCACTCATTGTGTAGCTAAGGGTGACGCACTGGGTGAAACATAGGGGGGGCGGGGGGTGCACTGTGGGTTCGCTTGTTCATCTTTCTGC